CAAACTCTGTAGTTTAGACTTTGTACCACCTAACCATAACCTTCCTGCATAGAACGCGGCTGTCTTAGGGTATCCTCTAGTAGCAGACCATACATCTTCTTTTCTAGGAACTCCAGGAGTAGAAGGTGGCGTAAATTCTATAGTGCCATTACTTTCACCTGTTGTTATAAAGCCTGTCCATGCCTCAAAATTATCAGCCGATTCTCCACCAACAGAAATAGTAAAAGATCCAGTTCCGTTAGTATTATTTTGCGTACCTGTAACAGTAATGCCTGTATCTCCAAAAATAGGCATTTCTTGTAAATTCTTTTGCAAGTTAAAAGCAGTAGATGAAGCATTTGTGCCAAATGTAATGTTTTTACTCAATACACCTTCAACATCTATTTGATATCTATTGCCTGAATAAGTATTAGTAAAATCTATTGTTGTTACATAAGGAGTAGGCGTAGGGCTAGACGCATCATCATAATCGTACTGAGGCACGTTAAGAAAAGGAATGTCGTCAATAGTAAATACGTCACCACCTGTGTTTATTATTCTTTTAGGATAATGATCCTCATGGAACATTAACATGACATTTTCTGTTTGCACATCACGTACATTAGGTACTTCAGAAGACTCAAAAGGAACTATTAAATTCGCTACAGGAGTCCAGTTAGAAGACACTAAACTTGTACTTAATGTTTCAGGCACATAATAAAGAGCCATGTTGCCGCCAATCGCAGGGATATTATCAAATGCGCTGTAACTTAAATTTGGAGTGCCTATCAAAGTCCCAGAAGCAGGGGGGGTGCTTGTTCCTTCTGTCCTGCGAGTCCTAATAATACTGCCGTTAATAGAGGTAATTAGGTATGTTGATCCGCTAGCAGTATATGAACTGTTTACTACTGGTGTTCCAGAGGAAATAGTGAAAGAAAAATCATTTACAGAACCGCCGCTAACAGCACATAAATAATGTCTATTAGTTTCAATGCTAAAGTCAAAAGTCTTTATATTAGATACAGAGCCATTGTTATACAGTATATTAAACTCGCTTAACTCAATTTTAGCTGTACCTAAATCGCTAGTATCTCCTTTTCTTTTAATTCTAAAGTACCTGTACTGGTGTGTTGCAGAAACAGCAACTCGTACAGATTGTGCTGTATCTGTTACTGTAATAGATTGACTATTCCATGCAACGCCAGTGGTTGACCACTCAACCGCAAAGATACCAGTAGCGCCCGATGCAGAACCTACTAATTTAATATTTTTAACATCAATAAAATTAACTCTTTGGGCGCCTATATTAGATATGCCACTTAAATCATAGTAAGCAACAACATAATTTGCTGATGTTCCAATAGAGTTTGTCGTAGTTGCAACTGTTGCAGGGTTAAAATCATTAATATTGGCCGCAGTACCGCCATTAGGCATAATATCAATTTCTGCTCCTGCAATGTCACTGCTAAGATATGGAACAAAAGACTCAAAGCCCTTGTCAATATGCTGTGTGCCTGCTCTACGCTTTAACCCTCCCTGTGGGACGATAAGGACGTTTTCAGCAGTTTGCATCCCCTGATAGTATTGATCAAGATCAACGCGGCCTTTAAGTAATGGTGACAACTCTCCGCTTACAAAAGAACTTTGTAGAAACTTCGACTTCGCCATAACTAAAACCTTACATCAATAAACGGACGATCTGTAATAGGGGTTATTGGGTATTGTTGCGAATCAGTAAATCTTGCCATTCGAGAAGCGTTTACATATTGACTAGCGTTAGCTTCCATAGATGCGGCACTGTCCCTGATAGATGGAGCAAAGTCCATTGCAAGTCTGTACTCAATCATCTTACTAAAGTATACAGGCCATGCTGATTCTGGAGCGTTATAAATGTAATCAGCGTATATAGCGCCAGTTGAATTTGAGTATAGCTTATCGCCATAGAGAGCGTAATTAACTTGAGGATTAATCTTGATAAGAAACAATAGGTCAGCAGGAAGTTGGTAGATAGACTGCCACTCAGTGCCTACTGGAGTTTCTGTTGTTAAATCTAGCTGTGCTTTCTTCTTAGCAAAGCCCCAACGGTATTTAGTTAATTCGTTTTGTACAATGTTGTCATACAGATTGTTAGCAACAGTTTGAGCGCGTGAGTTGCCGATTAAAGTTGTAATAGGCAAATCCCCAATTAAAATTAACGCATTAGATATTAGCTGGATTTTGCTTGCCATAATAAACCTTTAAATTTTCGGAAGATTCTCAGTATATTTCTTCATTAATGCTTTATTTTTTTTAGTTAAAAAATCGTTAAGACTTTCTTGAGTTTTATATTTTGTTACTAATTTTGCATAAAGCTCTGTGTCTTTACTTTTTCGCGCTTCTGAAATCATTTTTACCGTTACGCGACCTGCCGCTCTTTGCTCTTTTTCTAAAGCCTCGCGACTTTTATTTTTTTTGTCAGCCTTTAATTTAGAACGAAGCTGTTCTTGTTTTGTCTGTTTTTTATCTGCCATAATAAACCTTTATGTAAGAAAGGGGGGACGAACCCCCCCAATCAGTTTACGCATTGATAACTTATACGTTATCTTTGTACTCAACCTTAACGATACCGTCTACATCACGTACAACGGAACCAGCCTTGAGCATACCATTACAAAGCCAAGAAGTCTTCTGTGCAACCCAATCTACAGAGGTCTTCATGTCAATACCAATAGCAAGTCCAACAGCTTCGCGGTTAAAGAAGTATGAGTCAACTGTGTTAGTTGTAACAGTCAAACCACCTTCAGCACGATCATCAAGAACTACAAACTGGAATCCAGCTAGGCTGTTTACGTCACCGCTAACAAGTGCCTTAACGCTCTGGTAGTCAGAAGAAGTAGCTTTCTCATCTTTCAAAAGACCACCAAGTCCTGCACTGTTTACTGCGGCAAACAAGTTAGAGTTAGGAACGCCCTGTCCACGTAGTGCTACCTGAGCTTCAATGACCTTAGCCATAGTTAAAGCGGCAGAACCGTGAGCAATAGTAGTAGGAGTAACTGCGTCCATTGCATCAATTACTAGCTGATCACTACGACGACCCAAAGCGCCAGCGATAGTGTCTGCTAACTCTTGCTTCTCGTCAAAGTTTACTTCAGCTTGGTCAAAAATGTCGGTGTACTCTGGAGCATTCCAGTTAGCAAGAGTCGCTACTTTAAAGTCATAAGTTACGCCCATAGGAACAACATCAGCAGAAGTTGCTTTTTGGTTAGCAAGTCCTTTGCCCATGTTACGGAATTTGTAGCTGTCACCAACTACATTGTTACGGATTGTTACAGCAGGCTTTAAAAGCCCTTTTTGTGCGTAGGCGTGTTTGACCATACTGTCAAATTCAATCGACGCTACGGATGATAGATTAGCACTCATAATAGTTTCCTCGAAAAAGAGTAATAAAAAAAGTTTTCAAGGTTTTTTGCTGAGTACCCAGTAAAAATGGTCAGCATTCAACCTAAATTTACTGGGCCTTTGGGGAAAGGGTATCCAGTGTCTTGATTATACACCTTTTACCCTATATTAATCAATTATTGAGAACCGCCCCACGCTTCCATCATTCTCTGAATCTTGCGCTCATGGTCGATATTGGTACTTCTGAGGAGATTTCCTTGCTCATCTTTCTTAAACATTTCTGTTTCAATAGATTCCCAAGACAGACCTTCTGGGTTATGCCCTCCCTCCATTGGGAGTTTAGCAGGAGCAGTTGCTTGTACTAACATCTCTACCAATGCAATGGTATCAGCAGTAGTCACTAGACCTCTAGCTTGCTCGTAAGTATCTGCATCAAGGTTGTTTTTCATAAACCCTTCAACAGTCTTAATTCTTTCCTGAGCGTTATCGCCTAGCTTAGACAACTCTTCTTCTTGATCTACAGCTTGTGCGGCATAGTCTTGGGCAGATAACAATTCCCATGCTTCTCCGAATGCATCAGCACTCATATTAGTCTTAGTAGCAAATGCCTCTAACTCTTGATACAAAGCATCATCACTCTCAATTCCTTCTGGGGGTGTGTAACCATCTTTAGGCGAACCCTTGAATCCTCCAAACTTTTTAGACAGTTCAGAATAACCTTTAGCTTGATCTGCTACAGATTTATACTTTGTATCTAACCATTCAGGTACTTCACCAGTTCCTTTGATACCGTCAGTTAAATAATATTCACCTTCTGCGAGAGTAGGTTCGGCACTATCTAACAAGGTATCGCTTTGTTCAGCGGCTTGTTCTTCTGACATAATGTAATCCTTATTTGATTTCGGCTTGCTTCATTTGATTGATTAAAAACTTAACTACACCAGCTTCACCGTTATGGTAAGCGGCTTCGTAATTAATGTTTTCTGAGCCAAAAGAAGTATCATTATCATAGACAAACCTTCTGGTCAGGTCTGCTAAGATACGCGCTCCATCGTCAGTTGTAAAGACCCTATGATACGCCTTGGCAATATCATTAGCATTTCGCTTGCGTAGTTCTGCTTGTTTTTTAGCAACTTCTGAATCAGCAAGTTGATCAATATTTGACCAACTCATTGAACAGGCATCGGTGGTTGTGATGTCTTCATTCCAGCTTGAGCCGCTTCTGCGCCAGCCTGAATAACCTGTGCTTTCTCAGTAGGTGTTCTCACTAACTCAGCAGGCATTCCTGTCTTAGATGCTACCCATGTGCCAAAGTCTTCTTGCTTAAAGCCAATCTTAGCCTGATCTGGGCCAGCATTCTGTAGGACAAACTGTACAGCTTGTTGGACATTGATAATATCTTCAGCATCCTGCGCTCTAGCTAGAGGCGACAGGAACTTAATCTCAATATCACGACCATCTAACTGTAATGGCTGTAAGATACCTCGACGAGTTAAGATGTGGACAACGCGCTTAAGGATAGGAACAAGAACTTCTGTTTGTAATCGACCAAACGCACTACCGATTCTCTTAGCTAGTTCTCTTGACTCAATAGCTACCTCTGTCGCAGAACGCACAGCACCAGTAGGATCACGCAGATCGTTAAACAAAGCTCGTTTAATAGAGACTTGTAAGTCCTGCATTTCAAATTGCGCCAATGCAAGGTTAGCCCCTGTGTCTAATCTCTGGATAGACGGATTAGATGAGTTGTTAGAACCAACTGGAATAACAACCCCTGGACTTATAACAATATTGTAGGGGTTAGTCACGCCATCATCAGTAGCGGTGTACATACCTGATAGGTCGATAGCGGCTTTCTGTAGGACAAACTCTTTTACTTTGTTTAGGGAGCGTACATCAGGTAAAGCCTGTACAGCAGGGCCACGACCACGTATCTCTCCTGATACTTTAGAGTAACGACCAGTTACCCAAGGGCTAGATTCCCCAAAGTCTTCCATCCAACTAATGCGATCTTCGCCTTTAACCCATACACAACCGTAATACTTTTTAGCTTTAGGCATATAGACAACGCCTTCACTAATTTCTACTTCTGCATCTGGTTGATTTTCGATTAGGGAAGAGACATTCTCAGAAGGCTTAAACCCTCTCCACTGTCTTTTTAGATTTCTTGCTTTAACATTGAATCTACGCCAGTGTGTTTCAATAGAACCGTATGGGCCTTCCTCAAACGCGATACCTTTTTGTGGAATAGCGTTAAACACTAATGGCATATCAGTACTGTCAGTCTCATCAATCCGTAGAGTACCTGTACCTACTAAGAGATCAAGAGCGTGTTCAAAGAACTGTGTAGCAAAGTTAGAACGATTAATGTAATCAAAGACAATATCGGCCTGATCTTCTAGGTTTTGCCTAACGTCTTCTTCAGATACATCAAACTCGCCTGATTCTAATGCCTTTATAACGCTGAGAGAAGGAGCAAAGGTTGCCCAGTTACCCCAGATAGGAGCAATGTTTTCTTGTAGCTTACTTGCTCCCTGTTGGATAGCTTCGATTGCAGTAGAGTCAAAGATACGATCCATCTTCTTAGAGCCAGCAACAGCAGAGTCAAACAAGTTTCTGTTAGGTAAAAAATACTCATAGCAATCATCAAGCAAGTCATGCCATTGGGCCATTTTATCAAACGCTTGCGACTCTCTTGTTTTTAAGTCGTGTAAAGACCCTAGCTCTTTTGGAAGTTTCATATTGATTATTTCTCTTTAGTCGAAATGTTAGAGGTTTGACTTCTTGTATAAGACGGCCTTGCGCCTCCACCCATTAATCCGCCATTGCGCGCACCACCAACATTGCCGCTAAATGTAAATCCTTTTGGAACGCCTGATTGCCCACTAGCACTAGCCGCTTTTGCTAACAAGGACTTAGACCCTAGCTTTCCACGAGCCAAAGCCTTGAGTCTTTTTTCAGACTCTTCCATTTCTTCATCAAGTTGTCTGCTTTGTCTTTCTACTACAGCTTTCTCTTGTGCCGTAGGCTCTGGTGCTTTAGGTCTTTTCATTGTTCTTCCTCAAGTATTTTAGCAGTTGATAAGGGGTTAGAATGAAAGGATTGTTGATACCTAATATCTGTTTAGTATGCCCGACACAAGTATTCAACATAAATAACGATCTTTTACATTCTTTCGGTACGTAACTTTCCATTATATAGTTACCTTCGATTATACTCTTTTGGTCGGAAACAGTAAATAAATCGAAACTTTTGGCTGATTTTCCGTAAATAATGTAAGAATTTGGTACAGGTTTGATCAAAAAGCAGTGTCGAATGCCTTTTTTTAAGAATTTTGACCACCAATGTTCAGAATCATCCTCAAAAACGATATAAACCTTAGAAGACATTTACTTGTATCTTTGCCGTATGAGTCTTAGAAAAGGTATCAGTACGTCTTAATGCGGCACGACCCTCGCCTTCACCTTGTAATGCGTACTCCAAAGCCTCAACAGGGTGGGAATATTCGTTCTTATCAGGCTCATCAGTGTATCTTTCCCCTGTAGTCTGTACTCTACGGTAGCAGAAACCACCTTGTAAACCCTTACGGATCATAGAGGCTTTAGGTAAGACAAGGAATCTAGGCTTGCCATCCATGCACATTTCTTTCATAGGCACTTCTAGGGCGGCTCTACGCTTCATAGGATCATTAGAAGCAGTAGGTTGACAGGGTATGCCTGCGGCTCGCATGATTTGGAAAGGTGTTTCAGAGTTAGACTGGTTCTTATTGTTACCAGAGGGATCGCCCCATCCCTTAAACGTGTGGTTAGGATAGACTTCTTCGATGTATCTTTTAAGACTAGGGGCAAAGTCAACAGCGCCAGAGTCAGTTAACACGACTTCATCAAAGCAGACCCAACGCCCTACAGAGGTTCTTTGGATAAAAGCACACGCTGGAGTACGACCAAAGTCAAAGCCAAGGATAATAGGCAAAGACTTATCAGGTGTAAATTCCATGTGTTGACAGTGGACTGAATCAGTATACATAGGATGTACAGGTTTACCGTTAGATACAAAGCCGTATTCATTCGCTAGATTAACCTTGATCCAATCATCTGTCTTCCCTTGAAGTCCTCTCTTGTAATAGCCATCAGGAAGGTTAGTAAGGTTCTCAGCGTTTTCATTAATAATCCAGCTTTCACCATCCTTCAATACTCCTCCTTGTTGTCTGTAGAATGCCCAATCATCAGGTCTTTCTATCTCTGCTAGTTTAAAATACCAATGGTCTTCATCAGGGGCATTACTATCTCCTATGATTCCATGATGTGTAGGACGCGCACCTTCCTTGTTAGAGGGATATCTACCATGTCTTAGGTCTAACATATCTAAAACAGCCTTAGCGTGTTCCTTAGTCTCGTTTAACCACACCCATGTAGTCTGTATACCCCTAGCTTTCTTGACGTGTTCAGGACGGTCGAACGCAATAAAGACAACATCACACTCTACCCTTGTGCCATCTTCCAGTTTAAATCTTATGAAGTGTGTAGGAGGCTCCTTGTTACCTTGCTTGAAGTCACCCAACTCCCCATGTATCTCTAGCCAGTCTTTAATCGTAGTAGAGAACAGTTCAGAATAGGTGTTACGTGCGGCAATAACCCTAGATAAGCGTACACCATAGTTCTTATGTTTCTTATCTTTAACAGGCTCTTGTTCACACATGAGGTCAAACAGTTTAAGAATACACTGGACTGTCTTACCAGAACCTAACGGCCCCATGATAAAGGAGTTTCTTGCGCGGCAATCATTGAAATCTTGCAGGACTTGGCCTTGTGGCATCAAGTTGTATTCAATTCTCATTACAACCTCGTAATTAAGCTCGTTGTTATTTAGACCAATCTATCTTATCGTAATTAGATTTAAATACTTCTCGACTACTCGCTGTAGACTTACGAGCATGACTACCCTTACCACCATTGTATTCAGGGAAGTGTCTATCTCTTGTTTCTTTGTCTAACTTATGAACTAAGCTTGTGCCTTTCTTCGCCATGTCATTCCTTTAATTAGTTACACCAGATGTAACCCCAATAGTTACGTTAGCAATAACCTTAATAGTTACGTTAGAGGTAACCATTAATAAACAAACCAAATAACAAACCATACAAACAAACCAGTAAGTTACCACCTACCGCATATACATTCTTCTTCTAAACAAACACACTCACTAAACATCTTCTCATCTAAAACATACAGAACTTCTTTCATCGCGTATAAGTCTTTATCAATTAAAGCCGTACAAAACGCTTCAATCAATTCGTAATCAGCATCACTCACAGGTTCATCCGTATTAAGACTTATCATTTAATTCTCCACACTTTCATCATCCCTTAACCAATCCTGCATTACAAGTGTTTTTGCTAACTCAAGATAAAACACCTCAGATTCACTTCTAAGCGTACTTCCTACCTCAACCCCTAGGTCACCTATAGAAATTACAATAAAGTCCTTAGAATGCCTTATATGAGCTTCTATGAGGTCTTCTACGTCAGGTCTGATCTTATGAATAGTCATTTAAAAAGTCATAATTTTTTT